CGAGGACATGCAGCTCGCGGTCATCACCGGGACGCCCGCGGCGAGCTCTCCGGACGTGCCGGCATACGCCTCCGGATCCATCGCGAACGGGGACGCGCTCGTGGAGTTTCCGCTCTATCGCGTGAACATCAACGGAATCAATGTCGAATCTGTGACAAGGATCCCCAGCCTGATCTCGCTGACCGAATCGATTGAAGAGATGCAGACCACGCTCTCTGATGCAGTGACCAGAATCACCGCAGAAGAGGAGAAGACTGAGGGAATCGTGCGAGCATACACATGGTCGGTAGCGGCGGGGGGATATGATTTCAAAAGATTCTCTGCGGGGACTATCATGCTAATCGTCAATTCGGCTAACCCGACGGCTGATATGAAAGGAATTTATCTGATCGGTGTTGCCGGAAATGGCGAAATCGGAATCAAGACGATCAGTGCGGCGTCGAATGTGACCGTCAGTGTGGGGCAAAATGCGGGCGGCAAGCTAATTCAAATACATAACGGCGGAAACGCATATATTCGCACGACGTATATCGTGACGTATAAACTTTAATGGAAGGGAGGTAGGACATGGCTCTGAAATTGTTGGAAGCAAACATAACGCTCGACTTATACGACCATGACGGAGAAAGACCGTCAATCAAATCTATCGCCCTTGACGATAATACACGGTATGTTTTCGCCAAGCTCACCTATAAGCAGGAATTATACGATATTGGCAGCGATGCGACCGTCAAGCTGATCATCATCCGGCCCGATAAGGTAGGGGCGCAGATCGTCGGCGAGTCTAAGGAAATCCGCATCGGACAGGAAGATGAAAGCATTGTCTCTATTTATGGCGCTTATGCTGAGTTAGATCAGCCAGCCATTGCTGTAGCTGGAACACTGCTCGGGCAGTTTATCATCACATCCGGAGATCAGATTTTACGGTCGCAGATCTTCACCGACAACAATGGCCAGGCGCTCGACACCGACACCTGGGCGGGAGACTATGACGGATACAACCTCGATGAGCTGGTCGAAAAAGTCGACGCAGCGGTCGACAAAGTGGACGGCATGGAGGCTGATGTTAGTGAGTTAAAGAGCGGTTTAATTTATAAAGTCAACTCTGCCACGATTTACTGCGATGATGTTGAGGACGGATATTATTCCAACAACAACGGACAGAAGATGCCCAACTCCTCGTCAAGTCACTACAAGCGGACAAAAACCCTCATTCCAGTGGAAGAGGGAGCGTTATATGTAGCTGACAGGAACACGATGTGTGTGTGTTTTGATAAGGATGGTACGTTTATCAAAAAAATCACCATCTACTCTGCTACCGATAAATATTTAAGGGAAATCATCCCGACAGGGACAACGCACGTAGGATTGAGCGCAACCAATGCTCCATCATTCACTCTGACTAAGGTCGATGCAAGTGGAGTAAAGGGCATTGAGTATCCGTACACATCAGAGGGATGTATTCATGTTCCGTCATGTTGGTGCAATGGAAACGGCGGAGTAGCTTCAACAAATACATTCGACATGCTCATAATCCCTGTTAAAGATGGTGAGCGGTGGTATGTGTCCAATCAGGCAGATTACAACCTTTTATGCCTTGATGAAACAGGCACAAAGTTAACAGCTACATACGAATCACGTTCTCCCATTGGCAAGGTTGTGACAGTTCCGGCAGGAGCAAAAACCATGTACGTCAATCTGTATCGGGCAAGGACAAAGGGAGTTAATTCCGAAATGTCCGATTATGTGGCAAGAGTGGACGGAAAGAAGATTCTTGCGATTGGCGATTCTCTTACGTGGCTTGACGGTAGAAACGGAAGTTACGGTGGAATGTCATATTTCAGTGGATGGCAGAGGCAGTTAAGGCTTGCGGGGCATGATGTTATCAGCGCAGGATTCAGCGGTTATCCCTATGCGACAGGATTGGATGTTGTGGATGGGGTTGATTACTCAATCTACAAGGAGATTGTCACAAACGCCTATGATGTGAGCGAATACGATATGGTCATCCTGTTCGGTGGAACGAATGACGTGCTTTACAACGGAGCATTAGGTGACAGACCTACGGACTACTCAAACAGGACTTTCGATGCGTCCAAATTTAATGGAGCATTGGGAGCAATCATCAGTTATATCCGCACGAATAACACAACTGCAAGGATTCTGCTTGCGTCATTCCCTAAGTCTGAAGCGGCAACAAGGTCATATCCAAACGCAAGGTCAAGAGTATCGGAGATTGAGTATAATGCCGACTTCTGGTCGTGTAAATACATCAACGTGTGGGAAGACCTAAACGTTCAGCCGACGTATGACGGATTCGATCAGTTCTTTTATGATACGACTCATGCGAATTTTTTAGGCATGGAGAGAATCGGACAGATCATGCTTAATGCCGTCAATACATACGCAAGGGGGTAATCAATGAATGCTTCCAAAATCATCAAAGGAGTAGTAGGCGGTGGGAGATATACAGTCACTGCTCCCATCATCAAAGAGGATTATGGACTGTATCTCCAGATTGAGGGGATTGAACTGCCCGAGACATATGAGGTGGACTTCAGCAACGATGAGCATTCTGGCAGTTCCGTGACCATGATTGGTAATGCTGACGGAGTGCTGATTCCGTCCCAGTTAATCAAGAGCGGAAAAGATGTCTTTGCATTCCTTTACCATGTCGGAGCGGACTACGGCAGAACGGTCTTTAAATTCCGCATCCCAAATAAACTGCGCCCCGATAGAACAGATGAAGAGCCTACTCCCGAACAGGCAAGCACAATCGACCAAGCTATCGCCGCACTCAATGACGGAGCAAGCAAGGCAAAGGACGCACAGAAGGCTATCGAGGATATGTCTGTAAGTGCTACCACACTGGCAGAGGGCAGTTCCGCAACCGTTACGAAATCTGAATCGGGCGGAGTTGTACATCTCGATTTCGGCATCCCTGTTGGTGCTACTGGCGCACAGGGAGAGCGGGGCGAAAAGGGCGAAAAAGGCGACCGTGGAGAACAGGGAATACAGGGCATTCAAGGTGAACGTGGACTGACTGGCGCAAAGGGCGACAAAGGTGATAAGGGCGATACAGGAGCGAAGGGAGATAAAGGTGACACAGGGGCATCGGGTCGTGACGGCGTAGACGGTCAAGACGGATACTCCCCGAGTGCTACCGTCACCAAAGTAGGCGACACAGCCACAATCACCATCACCGATAAAAACGGAACTACCACCGCACAAATCAGTGACGGCAGTGGAGGAGGCAGTGCGACATCTCCAACGGCAAGCGTGGCAAAGGTGGGAGACACTGCGACCATCACGATAACTGATATTAACGGCACGACAACGGCGTCGATAAGTGATGGTAAGGACGGCACAAATGGCACGAACGGCACAAATGGGCAGGACGGCTACTCGCCTACTGCATCGGTCAGCAAGTCGGGAACCGTTACTACTATTACCATTACTGACAAAAACGGCACTACAACAGCCACGGTCAATGATGGGGCAAACGGGCAGAACGGGACAAATGGAACGAATGGCACGAACGGGGCTGACGGCACAACCTTCACTCCTTCTGTATCGAGCGCAGGTGTGATCAGCTGGACAAATGACGGAAACAAGCAGAATCCTTCAAGCGTTGACCTTGTGGCGGCTATCCCGACAGCGACCACGCAGACAGCAGGAAAGATGAGTGCTACCGACAAGGGACGTCTCGACACGCTCTATGCGGATTACTCTTCCGCTCTTACGGCATTGGGGGTGATTTAAATGGCTACACCTTTAACTGATTCAATCAATGCCCTGACCACTTATGCTAATGAGGTCACAAGGGGAAGTGATACGAATCTCTCTGATGCGGTGCATACTTTGGCGAGTGGGTATGGTGGAAGTGCCACGCTCATAACCAAGACCATCACCGCAAACGGCACATATTCCGCAAGCGATGACTCCGCAGATGGATATTCAAGCGTTACGGTTAATGTGCCGTCAAGTGGTGCATCGAGTTGGACTAAGGTTGCGGAGACAACGTATCAAGTCAGTACGACAAGCACATCAGCGGCAACCGTGGCTACGTGGGCAACAGGGCATAGTGAGATATGGACATCTGATAAGTTTGTTTATGTGCGTATAAGAGATACGGAAGGGAAACGGAAAGGGTATTTTTACGGAACAGATACTTGGTTCATAAATATGTACCCAGCGAATAGCGAATCAGTAAATAATACACCCAACGGCATCATGACGGAGATATTGGCCTACTCAAGTTATGGATTGTATACGTGCAGATATGGCTATACGACAACTGGATATGGCGTGTATGCTGATATGTTCTATAATGACGGCAGTATCCGTATCCGAAGCAGATACCAGAGTACGTATTCACTCACAATAGACGGCACATACAAAGTCGAAGTCTACCTTCTTGACCCTCCTACGGGCGCACCAATCTTTGAATAATAAGAAAGGAGAATCATAATGTATCAGTATTACATCACCGAAGTCCGCAAGACTACCACAGGCGAATATGAACACGATAACTACTGGGTCTATGACGAGGACGAACAGACCGCAAGGCTCAAGGGAGAAGGCAAGTTCCACGAGGTTCTGTCAAGAGCGGCAACGTCCACTTTTGCAGAGCATGGTGCTATCCTGTTTACTTCCACTTGCTACCCCATTAAGCATGAGTGCTATGTGCATGTGGTAGAGGCGACATCTACTCCCGAACCCGAAGAGGTGGCGGAAGAGTAAGGCAGATAAAGTGGAGATTCGGTGGCGGAATAGTAGACGCAATCGGTCGAGGGGAGAGGATGCTATGGATAACCAACCTTACGAAATCAGTTGACTTGCACAGATATAGGTAAGCGGCAGACATAGCATGCAAGGTGCAAATCCTTGCCCGAATCTCACTTAAAGCAGAGAAGAGGTTAAAATAGAATGAACAAGGATAAGTGCGAAAAATGTATGTCAGATGCTCCGTATCATTGGTGTTGTAAGCGAGAGTGCGGAGAGCATGAATTTTGCAAAGGTTGCACTGCAAAGAGCAAAGGCTATCGTTCGGACAGTGAGCCTTGCTAATCACTTAAAGCACCATTTTACTCAGTTGGCATAACTTAGCAACTATCAACCAGAGAGCGGATTTCTCCGCTCTCTCACATGAGGACTACCGCCGATGGACGATAAAGACTACGTCACCCGCTACGAATACGACGAGAGACAAAAGCGGATTGATGATGAGAACAACAGGCAGAATCACCGCCTTGACAAACTTGAAACCATCACCGACCAAATCGCAGACATGGCGGCATCAATCAAGGCGATGGTGGTTACTATGCAGGCAATGCAAAAGGAACAAGAAGAACAGGGAAAGCGGCTTGCAGACATTGAAAAGAAGCCCGCTGATAACTGGGACAAATTGGTCTACTCAATCATCGCCATAGTCGCTACTGCGGCTGTGACTTATATCTTGACGAAAGGGGGACTTTGATCATGTTTAAAATGAGCAACGAGGTTTATGACGTTTTGAAGGAGATTGCGCTGACGATCCTGCCTGCGCTTGCGGTCTTTTATACCGCTTGCAGTAAGATTTGGGGACTTCCATACGGTGCGGAAATCCCCGCCACAATTATGGCGGTTGATGCACTATTGGGTGCTTGTCTGCACATTTCTACATCTGAATATCGCAAAGGTGGTGAGAGTGCATGATTAGACTGCAAGCTGTTGGATTGTATTCAAGTGACTTCGGCAGTGGCGAAACCCGATTAGGGGACGCCACTATTATTGATGACGGAAAGAATTTTGAGGTTATCGATGGTTACTGCGGAAAGGGGACAACGAGGCTCATCGCCGCTCTCAAGGCAAGAGGCATCAAGAATCCGTATCTGCATATCTCTCATCCGCATTATGACCACAGGTACGGAATCCGAAAAATCATCAACGATTCATGGTTTAAGCCCCGTGCGCTCTACTGCCAGAACCCCGATTCCATCACCGCCCACAACTCAGACGTGCGGGGAGAGATAGACGCTCTGCGGACAATCATCCGTGAAGCAAAGGCAAAGGGAATCACGGTGGTATATCTCAATAATGGCGACAAGATTGTTCACGGAGAAATCAAATTCACCGTATACCGCCGAAATCCCGCATGGGATGGCAGTAGCGAAGCATATCTCAATGAGGGGTCTCTCTGCTACTGGTTTCCCGAGCAATCCTATCTGACCACAGGCGATGCGTCCATGTGGTGTGCGGAAAAGTACAACCTGCACCCGAAGTGGGTTAAGGGCGGGCATCATGGCAATGACATCGGCGGACTGACGCTCAAGCCTTCGCAGATGGCGGCATGGCTGAAAAAGAATGGATGCGTGTATTATTGGGACAACGATTTTTCGACGAAGCTGACCGACTTCTTAATGACGGGCAGAGAGGACGCCCAGAATGCGGGAATGAAATGCTTTGACATCCACGGCGACATAAATGCAGTGTTCCACAGTGGTAAGGGCGTCATCTATAAAGATGGTCGTGCATACGGATACGATTGTGATTACAAGGCTCCGCTGACGCTCAAAAAAGCGGACCTTGATATTGTTGTAACCGTCCTTGAAGGAGGCGCGGGCACAAATGACGCGCGGACAACATATCTGCTCAACAGGGGATACCGTTTCGTCGAAGTGCAGAATGCGGTCAACAAACTTTACAAACTGATTAAGGGGTGATGGTATGGCAATGAACGGAATCGACATAGCAAGTTATCAGTCGGGCATTGTCCCCGCAAAACTGACTACTACGGATTTTGTCATCGTAAAATTCACACAGGGCATCGACTACCTAAATCCGTATGCGGATAGGCAGTATTCACAATCAAAATCTGCGGGAAAACTTCTTGGAGCTTACCACTACGCAGAGGGGCGGGACGCAAAGGCAGAAGCGCAGTATTTTGTACGTTCCCTGGGTAACCGTGTAGGTGAGTGCATCCTTGCATTGGATTGGGAAGGCAACCAGAATGCCAAATTCGGCACGGGACAGGATGTAGCGTGGTGTTTGGCGTGGCTCAACGAGGTCTACCGCCTTACAGGTGTGCGATCGTTCGTCTACATGAGCAAGTCGGTCTGCCGTGAGCATAGCTGGTCACCCGTAGCGGGTCAGTATCCACTTTGGTGCGCTCAGTACGGATCGAACGCGGCGACGGATTACCAGAATAACCCTTGGACGGATTCATATGGCTTTGGAGCATGGAAGTCGGACACAATCCGCCAGTATTCCAGTAAGGGCAGAATCACAGGATACTCCGCAAACATCGACATCGACAAGGCATATCTGACGGCGGAGCAGTGGCGGGCATTGGCAAAAGGCACAACCGCGCAATCTACCACACAAGCTACCACACAAGCCAACCCCGTGGACGTGGCGCTTTCCATCGCCTCCGCCGAGGTCGGCACGCATGAGGGAGCAAACAACCACACCAAATACGGCGATGAAATGCACCGCATTCAGCCCTCCAACATGGACAAGAATGCGCCCTGGTGCGATTCGTTTGTCGATTGGGTCATCTACAAGACCTGTCAGCGGTTCGGAAAGGGTGTTGAGACGGCGAAAAAGGTCCTCTGCGGGAACTTTGATGACTATACGTACAACTCGGTCAACCTCTATAAAAAAGCGGGCAGATGGACGCAGAACGCCGCCAGAGGGCATCAGATATTCTTCGGCGGGAGCGGTCATACAGGACTTGTCGAAAAGGTCAGCGGTGGCGTGGTATACACCATCGAGGGCAACAAGGGTGATGAGGTGCGCAAATGCTCTTATTCCGTTCATTCTCCGTCTATCATCGGCTATGGCAGACCGAAATACGAGTTAATCACAGGCACGGCAGAACCTGTTGAAGATGACGGAATACTCAGACGAGGAAGCAAAGGAAAATCCGTAAAATTTTTACAGTTAATTCTCGGCGGCCTTGAGCCCGATGGGTCATTCGGTCCAAAGACGGATGCAAAGGTCAGATCGTTCCAGGCATCTCACGGCCTTACGGTCGACGGCGAGGTCGGGCCGAATACATGGGCGGCGATCAAGCGCACTCTCCCGCTTCTCAAGCGTGGAAGTACAGGGCGGTATGTCGAAGCATTGCAAGTGGCTCTTGGCGGCTTGACTGTAGATGGATCATTCGGAAAGCTGACTTACAATGCAGTTGTGGCATTCCAGCGGGAATCTGGACTTCAGTCTGACGGCGAGGTCGGCCAGCTCACATGGGGCGCACTGATTGATACGTTGTGAGAAGAACGTCACTCCTAGGATACGTTTTTCATAAGGGGCGGGGCTGATGCTCCGCTCTTTTTTATTGGAATTGGAACGTAATTTGGAACGGATACC